CACTCCCTTGTCGTCTATCCGTTCCCGCCAGTCCGTGACTCTGCACCTCGGGCCTGCCACCTTCCCCTTCGCCCAATCCATGAACCCGACGCCGTCATCCACGAAGGCTGTGCAGGTCTTTTGGCACTGAGGGAACTCCGGCGGGTCGATGAATGGGAGCATCATCTGACCGTTCATCCCGGCAGCGCCTCCTCTCCGTGTCCTTCGAGTGCTTTCCATGTCTCCGGTGACATTCTCCGTTTCATCCGCTCCTGTTCTGCGAGCTGGCGGTATGACCTCTTGAAGTGGCTCTCCGTCACGCTATTGTTCGACGTGTCCTCCATGGCAATTTCCCTCAAGACGTGGGATGAACCGACCGCACGCTGTACGAGCTCCGGGAGCTTCTCAAACTCCTCATCCGCCGCATAGATCGCGTTGGACGCGGCCCTCAGGACCATGCTCCATGCTTCGCCCTCGCTCAGCTGCTTCATGTCATCCGCCAGCGTGATGTACTGCGTCACCTGTCCCGGTTTCGGAGCGAAGCCTGTCACATCAATGGACACATAGTGTTTAAACGCAGCCATTACCTGGTCGAGCGTGTACTGGTCGCAAGTCAGCGCCCACATGTCCACGATGAACTTCATCTGTTCCTGTGATACCTTCGCATACTCATGCTGATAAAAGTTGGCGATCATCTTCACCAGTACCCCGGCTTCGTTTCGGTTCATATCTGTCCTCCTATAATCCTGTCTAAGGTGTCATTGATGTCCTTGCTGTGTTGCTGGGCATTCGACAGCCTCACCACATTGCTGTCCTCACGCTTCTCCCATGTCCGCACGGCTGCCTTCCAGTCCTTCATGGGGTTCTTGCCGACCTTCCAGCCGTTGGAGCTGTAGAAGTCCACAAAGCGCTCAGCATCCACCTTGTTGTTACGCTCGAAGCAGTATGCCTCCACCTCCTCGACCGTGGGAGGGCGGAACCGCTTCTGCGGTTCTTTCTTTACATTCTTTCTTGATGACTCCGAAGGAGTCCCAAGTTCAGAATCAAGTTCAGAATCAAGTTCAATATCAGATTCAGATTCAATATCGTAACCGTTTGGGTTTTTCTGGGTTTTTCCAGAAACCGTTTGGGTTTTTTTAGGTCTCCCTCCCTTGCCGCCGTTGGCCTTGTTGGTCTCGCATTTCTTCTCATATGCCGGGATGTCATAGGCCAGTTGGTTCCGCGCACGGTCCAGCAGCATGTCAAGCATCGGATCGCCGGTCTCATAGTCAAGGCCGAGCTCCTTCAGCTGCATCTGATAATAGATCCGCAGAAACTTCCCGAGCTGTTCGTCGGTCAGTCGTCTCATCGAGTCGCGCCATGCCGTGTAAATATAGAACCGTTCTTTCATTCCGCTGACCTCATATTCCAGGCGCCCTCCGCCTTGTCCCAAATCGGGCTATCCGCATCAGGCTCTTCATCTGTGGCGTAGCTGTGTCCGCACGCATTGCAGATCGTGCACCGGACGAACGTGAACCACACCCGCTTATACCGGTTGTAGCGGTAGACCGCCTCTGCTTCTCCGCCGCAGAATGGGCACTTCTTTAATTCATCCATACTGTTTTTCCTCCTGTCTTTTACCGTCGTCTCCATCCTCTGTAGAGACACGCCCAGTCCTTCAGATCCATGACCACCTTCCAGTGCTCGCCGTTCCTTCGGAAGAACACCGCCGGGAGTCCGTCCCGGTGCTGTCTGGCTGCGGTCTCTGCCTGTTCGAACCACTGCGTCAGCTTCAGGGTCTCCTGCCGCTTCGCCTCGACGTGGATGCCGTCCAGACCCACGATGTCGGGCTCGTGGTTGAATACCTGGCCTCTGCGGATCTCTTTGCCGGTCAGCTCCGTCAGGATCCGCGCGAGCTCCCGCTCAGCGTTGGCTCCCTTGTTGCGTGCCCCTCTGCCTCTTGTCGCTGTCACAGCCAGTTCCTCCCAAAGATGTGCATGAACTCCTTCCGGGTGTGATTCTCCTCGAAGGCCCTCTGACACTTCTGCTTCAGGGCAAGGGAGACCATGGAGTTGAAGTGCACGCTGTCCTTGTTGCCGTACATGTCCCCGGTGTGGTGGTGCTTGCACAGGTAGACCCAGCAGCCGTATGCCTCCGACCACTTGCGATAGGCCCCCCCGTAGATGTGGTGGCGCTCAAGCATCTGTTCACTGCCGCAGATGTAGCAGCGCTTTTCCTCGCCCTGTAAGAGGCTGTATTTACTCATTCTCTGACCCTCCATTCCCGGTCCATCTGGCTCTCAAGGATACGCATCTCCAGCTTGATCTGGTTGATGAGCTCCTGATCGGCTTTGTACAGCGCCTCGGCGATGTCCCGCTCGCATCGTGCCTTTGCCACCTCCGGCACACCGTAGACCACAAGGTTCAGCAGTCCGACCGCCATGCCCTCGTCCCGGAGCTTCAGGGCGGTCTGGCGGAGAAGGACTTTATACTCCCGCTCCGCCTCCGCGTATTTGCGTCCATAGGTGGCGAGTGCTTTCACTGCCTGAGCGAGCTCACGGCGCTTCTGTTCTAACTCTTGCCACAGGTCCATATTACCTTCTTTCTGGAACTCAGTTAAAGGGCAGACCGTCTTCGCTCAGGTCATCCGGTACACTCACGAACTCGTCTCCGAGCTTATCAGTGAACTCAGAAATTGACCCGACCTCGACCTGCGCCGCCTTCTTGGACTCCGCAAACTCCTGCTCCTCCACGATGACGTCCGTCGTGTAGACCTTGACGCCGTCCTTGTTGGTGTAGCTGCCCGTCTGGATCCGTCCGATGACGTTCACCTTCGTGCCCTTCTTCAGCCAGTTCTTGGCGAACTCCGCACCCTTGCCGAACACGACGCAGGGGATGAAGTCGGCGGTCTCCTCGCCGTCCCTCTTAAAGCGTCTGTCTACCGCCAGCCGGTACTTCGCCACCGTGGTGTTCTGTGCTTCTCTGACTTCCGGGTCCGCCGTAAGGCGTCCTGTTAATATTGCCTTGTTCATTCTTCTTCCTCCTCATAAGGTTCCGGCAGGGGCATCCATGCCGTGACGTGCGCCATGCTCCCGGAGCCGTGCCACCATCCGCCTGCCTGATATGCTCTGTTGACCGACTTAATCCCCCGCGTGGTCTTTGCAGTGACAAGCACCATCTGGCTCTCTTCCGGCAGCCTCTCCGCCACCGGGATCCATCCGTCCGGCGTGTTCACCGCCTTCTCGATCCATGCGAGCGCCAGACCTCCGTCCTTGGCCTTGCGGTTGTACTCCTTCGTGATCGCGTCCATCACCGCCTTGCGGCTGACCATGTCGTCTCTCATAACCGTCCCTCCGCGATCGCTGTGATCATGTCCTGGTACATCGCCAGAGTGACCTCCGAGGGCTTGCCGTATCCGTACCGGGTCAGGACTTCCTCCGGGTCGATGCCTTTTTCCTTACACATCGTCTTCAAGACCGTCCAGTCCTTTGCGCTGATGTGCCCTCCGAGGCCTCCAGAAGGCTCAGAAACGGCTTCTACGGTCTCGGGTGTGGAATTATGCCCCTTCAGTGTGAAAACCGTTTTATGGGTCTTCTGGTTGGCGATGGTCAGCTGACTGATGGCGTCTCCGTCGTACCCGATGGAGGTCACCTCGAAGCGGTCATAGGTCTGGTATTTGCCGTTCTTCTGGTAGGCGGTGTAGTTTCCAGTCGGAACCCAGATAAACGGCGCGGTGTAGAGCTCTCTGCCTATGCCCCACCGGAAACACGCCCGCTTGAAGGCGTCCGATGCCTCGCCCTTCTGGCTCTCCATGTTCGAAGGCGCTCCCGCGTCCTCTTTCCAGACCCATCCGTCAGCGGTAAACAGGCCGACCTCACAGAACAGCGTCCCCTTGTGCTCGGAGTATCGGCAGGACCAGTTCTCCGGGCCGACTATCTCGTCGAGCATGTTCATGTCGCACCTGGCGTCCTTGTACAGCAGAAGCGTCAGCCCCTTCTCATTGATCTGGCTCACGCGGCACTCGATCTCGTCCGCGCGGAGCTTTCTGAATTTGTTCATGTCACCCCTCCTTAGTCGATGTCGACCCTGCATTCCTCGACGCAGCGGTCGCACACTTTGTCATCTCCGATCTGGTAGTAGTATTCCCACATCGCCTCGCCGCACCAGTCGCAGTGGGGCTGTTTGGCTTCGGCCTTTGCACACTCCGCGTCGTAGCGGTCGAAGTCGTCAAAGGCGTCATTCAGTCTTGTCATCCTCGCCCTCCTCGATCTCGCTGACGTACCAGTCCACGTCATTGCTCGCCATGTACCGGGCGAGGATCCTGCCGCTGATGGTCGCCGCGTCCTCCACGATCGGCTTCTTCTCGGTGAAGACGAGCGCATACACGTCCGCTCCCTCCGCCAGTTTGTCCATGACGTCATACTTGTAGATTTTTCTCATTTCGTACTCCTTTCGTTTGTTCCGGTGTGAGTTCCGGGTAAAGTTCATAGAATGACGGCCTCGCCATCCACTGTTTCAGCACTCCGTCCCGCTTGGCCTGCTTCAGTGCCGCGAACCGCAGGGCGTTGATGCCTGCCGGTTGGAGCTCTTTCCGCTTCCTGTCGCGGCACTCGCTGCTGCAGTAGGTCGCGCCACGGGCGGAGTAGGTCAGCACCTTCCCACACCCTTCACAGTGCCGGATCTCCGGGCCGCCGCGCTTCTTCCTCTGGTACTCCAGAGCTGTGTACCGGCTCCGGCATTGCGGCGAGCAGTATTTCTTGTTTTTTCTTTCGCTGAGGATGGGCTTGCCGCAGTATTTGCACCCCATGTGTGCCTCCTAAACTGAGTAGTAGTGCGTTCCATGGGTGAAGGCGATCGTGCCGTTTGCGTTGTATCCCATGGAGAAATAGATGATGTCGTAGTTGTAGCGACTCTGAAGCTGTGAAATCACCGCGTCATAGGCCACCTGTGGCGCGTTGCCGTAGGCTCGATCGAGCGCTCCGTTGCTCACCACCGAGAACTGCCCCGGCTGGTAGATGACCTCCCTGATCGTGTTCGGCCATGCCGGGGAGTCAACGCGATTAAGGACAACATCGCAGACATAGCAGAGCCCTTCCGGGATTGGCTGATCACCCGCTTCGGACCACACGAGCGCCGCCAGAAGGTCGAGCTCGCCAAAATTGTTGCCGACCTCTGGCGAGTTGTTGGAGAGTTGTTCCACAACTTCTGACACAACTGCTTCAGTCGCCGCATTCCTCATATCCTCCCGCTCCGCTCTGTCCATCGTGACCAGCTCCGCGCGGATCGGGGTGTGCACCCCGTCCCGGATCTCGCAGGCCTTTGCTCTCATCCCGAACAGGAGCATGGAGGCGAAGATGCCCATACCGATGCCGGTCACCATCAGCGCGATCTTCAACTCGTTGATGATGTCTCTTCTTCTCATTCCGTCCACCTCATAATGTCTCTGATCATCGCCACGCCGCTGTCACAGGTGACATTGATCGGCTTTCCGTTCGAACCCAGATAGACAAATGTCACGGTCTCATAGTGGTTCTCGTTCTTGTACTCCAGAGCGGCGAGGTCGTGATATTCTCTGGTCAGCTGCAGCGCCTTCGCCAGCGCGTCACAAATTGCCTGCTTGTCCTCTCTCATGCCTTGCTCCTCTCTGCCCAGAACTTGATGAAGCTCTCCGTGTGGATCCGCTGGATCTGTCCGTCGTTGATGTAGGCCGTCGCCGGTGCTACTTTCCCGAACTCCTCCGCCCTCCGGCGGATGGTCGAGTAGCTCACCCCCAGCAGCTCGGCCAGTCCTTTCTTCGTTTCGTACTCTTTCATGCCGTTTTTCTCCTTTGGTGGTGCAATTCCTCAAGAATTGACTTTCGAGCCGGAATCAGGTCGATTCGCCCCGTAGCTCTACGACTCAGTCGAGAAATTCTCACGTGCTCTCGCCGCTCGCTCTTCACGCTGTGCGGCGGTCAGTTCCATCTCGGGTCTGATCTTGATCCACGAGACCGGGATATGGGCCACGATGGTCCTGTCGTCGTTCTCGTCCATGATCTGGCACTTGTCGGGCTTCGACTTTGCCAGCTTCCTCACCTGCGTGTTCAGGCTCGTTCCTCCCGCCAGCGTCACCGTGGCGGTCTTGCGTCCCTTCAGCCACTCGATGGCGTTCTCCGGGACGTCGCTCGCGTCATAGAAATCTGTCATCGTGCTCCTCCTATAATCAAATTAAATTTGATTTGATGGGCAAAAAAATATCATGCCCACCTGATCGCATCCACCGGGATGCCATACAGCTCGGCGAGCTTTCGCGCCTGGATAACTGTCGGGGTGCTCGTGTACTTCTCCCAGTTAACGATGGTGTTCTGAGTCACCCCCATTTCCTCTGCTACGTCTCGCTGGGTGAGCTCTGCGTTCACCCGAGCCGCCGCAAGGCTAATCTGGATCATCTCCATAATGACCTCCTTTCTCAAAACTACCCCCATGTTAAATCAAATTTAATTTGATGTCAAGCAGAAAACAAATTTATTTTGATTTTATTTGCCCATAATCAAATTTTGCATTATACTGTAGATACATTTCACGAGGAGGTGACCCCCATGTCGGAGAACGAACAAAGAGCAGTGTTTTCGAAAAACCTGAACAGATACCTGTCGATCAGTGAGAAGAACCAGAAAGAAGTCGCGGACGCGATCGGCGTGTCCCCTCAGACCTTCAATACATGGTGCAAGGGGATCGCGCTCCCGAGGATGAGCAAGGTCCAGCTGCTGGCGGACTACTTCGGGATCCAGAAGTCCGACCTTCTCGAAGAAAAGCACGACACCTACTACATGAACCCCGAGACCGCCCAGATCGCCCAGCGCATCTACGAGGACAAAGAGCTGCGTGCACTCTTCGACGCAGCCGCCGACGCATCCCCGGAGGACTTG